TCCGATACAAGAAGCAGTTGCCGCTTATGATGACTCTCTGTTACTATATAACAACACCATATTGGGATTATCAGACGTTGAGGACTTCAATCAGCCCCTACAAGACTCAATAGACAAAGTTGAACGTTTGTCTAACATTATGAGTCCAGTTGATAGTAGGAGATGCGCTGCTTTTGTTTCGCGCATCAAGGCATGGAAGAATGAATTGAACGTCAAAGAGCAAGGCAAGGCGGCTCGCATACAACCATTTGCCATAGCCGGCACTGGTTCGACGGGGACCGGTAAAACAGGTCTATGTTACAATTTGATCCCATTTCTGCTGAAAAGCAACGGGTTTGGATACGCTGATAAGAACATAGCCACGCCTAATATGAGCTGTAAACACTGGGACGGCATCACTAATGAAGTTTTAGGAATGCATTGGGACGACCCCGATTTTATGAAACCAGATTACGCCCAAGATTCTGAGTACGTATTGAAGATGGGCAGAGTGCTAAACAACGCACAGTACTTGTATGACATGGCTGCCCTCGTCAACAAAGGCACCACAGTTTGCCATGTTAAGGCAGTTTGTTTGACCTCCAATGCGGCAGAGTTTGGTGTTGACGTAGTAGCCAAGGAACCCCCAGCGATCTTACGTCGTTTCCAGGTTCATTTGGACATTGCAGTGAAACCTGAATTCTGTCAAATTAAGGATAAGCAGTTATCAACTGTCATCGACTCAAAGAAAGTTGAGGATGTTTACGGTAACGCGCTTTTCCCCGATATTTACGAGATTACGGCATACGATGTTTTGGTAGTGGCCCGCAAGACAAACAAGCGGAAAACGCAATTAAAAGACGAAGCTGTAGTTCATCAGACAGATCGCTACGCCTTTGTTGTGTCCGAACACGAGGGCAAGCGCATGCAAAAGATAGGCATACAGGAGTTGTTGGTTTTCTTGAAATTCCGCTCTGCAGAGTGGTTCAAATCCCAACGCAAGCTTCTTGAGCGCAGATCCGAACGAGATTTGCTTTTGTGTGATGGGTGTGGTTTACCGGACCCGCTTTGTG